GTGAAAAACATATTCCAAAATCTTTATCGCAACATTATAGACATTGTCAGGCAAAAAAAGATGCAGAGACACAAAAACAATCTAAAAGTACTCTTTTCATAAATATAGAAGAAAAAGATACATCTTCTAAAAAAAATAATAATGTTGAAAATAATGTCGTAATTGAAAAAGACTCTGTTGCAGAAATAGAAACAGAACCTATTTCTATTAAAAAAAATAATAAATTAAAGAAATAAAAAAAATATTTTAAAAAAACACCAGAAGAATACTATTTTAGATTTGATTCGGTTTGGCATGATTGAAAATGAAAATCTAAAACAATTATAAAAAACAATTTAAATACATTCTCTCTTTACACATTATAACCATGAGATTCTTTTCGAGCACCTTGATTTTTCTTTTGTCGATTGCCGCCACTATCTCTTCTCCCGTAAAAGAGAAGTGCGTTGCAGATGTAACCGGACACGCCACCCCCGCCAATAATTGCATCAATTTTTCAGTTACTTCTGGTACTGGCTGCGCCTGGATGTGTAGTTATTGCGCCAACAATCTTGGTACCAACAACTATTATTTCACCAATGGTGTTTGCACTTATCAAGCAGGTCAGGGGTGCGTCGGTAACCCACAGGCTGGCGTAACTTACACTTGCTGCTCTGCGTAATTATATAAAACATTTCTGTCTATTCTTTTTACAAAAAATAGACAGAAATTAAATAACATTAAAACTAATAATATGCGCCTATTAATTATTTACTATAAAAAGAATATAAAAACAACAATAAATTAAAAGAATGGAATACACCAATTCACCCTATACCAAAATACCAGATGAATTATTAAATGATTACACGTGCAATGGGACCATTCCTGTTTTGGATTGGTTTTTGGACGGCACACATGACTTGAAGCAACAAATTTGGACGGACGAATACATTAATGCTTATAAACAATATTTTTCAATTGATAAAGTAAAAAATCATTGTATAGGTATTCAAGTGGATTATCCAGGCGCGTCTAGAATGTTACTAACTGCGTTTGAAAACTATGAAATAAATAATAAAAAAGTAGCCGTCATTGGTTCTATCAGTCCATGGATTGAAGCAATGTTATTGAATTTAAATAATGATGTTACAACGGTCGAATACAATGTTCCAGAAGCAACTACATCACAACTAAAATGTATAAGTTATTGGGATTATCAAAAAAGTAATGATGTCTATGATTGTGTTGTTACTTATTCATCGATAGAACATTCAGGGTTGGGGAGATATGGAGATCCACTTGATCCAAATGGTGATTTAAAATGTATGAATGATATTCATAAAAGTATTATTCCAAATGGAACATTGATTTGGGGTGCTCCCGTCGGTCATGATGCTGTTGTTTTCAACGTACATAGAATATATGGAAAAATCAGGTTACCTATGATGTTTGAAAAATTCGAAGAAAAAATGTGGATTGGATGTGATAGAGACCATCAACTTAATGAGCCATTAAAAAATAATAATTTCAATCCGGTTGTTGTATTGAAGAAAAAGTAAATCGTTTATTTTAGTTTATTTTATTATCCTATCCAATAATAAAATAATACAAGGCTACCTCCTCGACATTCGCACACCAGAACTACATATTATGTAACTGATAATATACATTAGCACAGTGGATAGAACATCTGTTGTGAGTTTTCAAGTATTCACTATCATTGTGAACGACGTGTAAATATTCCAAGTCTTTTACTATGTGAAACTCTAAATCAGAAAATTGTTGAAATGCAAGTAAATTGAAAAAGGCCACATCACACGCCGAAATCATTGAAAGATTGTCGTCGATATATTTTATATTGTCTGTGATATTTTTTGTCAAAACATAATTTCCCGTATTGATTATGGTGTCAAACTGTTTTACATTTACATATTGTCTCATATTTTCTTTTTTCATAATTATATTTTCAAAATGTTTATAGTTGAAATTGGGTTTTGCAAAGGAGGGCGAAAGAATCAATGATTCTGATAAATACAAGTTATTAACTGAAATATATTTTTTTACTTTATCAAAATAATCTCTTCCACAAAAATTATCCGAGTCTATTAAAGCAATAAATTTATTATTTGCATAACTACACACTTTTAGTTTATTTAAAAAAACTCCCAATGTATTTTCATTTTTATATATCCTCAAATAAGGATTGTTTTCTCCATATTTATCTATTAATTTTGTATAATCATTTCCATTTTCATCACTAATTATAATTTCATCAATAAGTCCGTCATTTGCATAAATTAAATATTCGTCAACATATCTATTTAAAAAATTATCAAATCGATTTAATGTTGGTATGCAAAGTGATATTTTAACATTATCTACTACATTTTCCATTTTTAAACAAACTATTTGTTATCTATTTATATACTTTTTATTATTATTAATAAAATGAATATAAATATTGTGTATATTATACAGATTTACATTTTTTTCGCCAAAATCCAACATTGACAAACATTCAATTCTTCATTTTCACCTCATTATTTTTATGTAGTTTATCATACCCCAACCATTGATGTGAATCCCATAGCTTTGAAATATATTCATAATTTCCCCATTGCCCTATTTCAATAATTTCAAAGTTGGCTGTCTTGAATAACATTGCAAGACCCATCGGTGTAAATCCATTAAAGTGAATTGGCGTGATATGCGGAATATTAAGTGTAGGAGCAGACGTAAATACATACCCACCTGGTTTAACTATTTCGTATATTTGCTTTACTGCTTCAAATGGATTATATAAATGTTCGAGTATTTGGCTAAATATAAAAAAATCAAACTCATTTTTACACCTTTTCTCATTTGAAACGCCCAATATTTACATAATAATAATATTTTTAAATTGCGTTTATTATATAATATTAATATATATATAATATATTATATGTTAAATAATTTTATTGGAACTCAATATCGTTTAGCAAATAACTGGTTTAATAATGTTGATATTAATAATTATAAATATAAACCAATTAATTATTTAGAGATAGGAACATTTTATGGTGCTAATCTTTTATCTGTTGCGAATACTTATGGATTACATAGCGATAGTAAATTGTATTGTATAGACCCTTGGGAAGATTATGATGATTACCCTGAATATAAAAATCACCAATCAACAATTTATAACTCATTTATTAATAATGTTGAAAATTCAGGAGTTAAAGATAAAATAATAATTAATCGTGGATATTCTAATATTGAAATACTAAAATTTCAAGATGAGTTTTTTGATATCATTTATATTGACGGAAATCATGAACCGGAATATGTATTAGAAGATGCTGTTTTAAGTTTTAGAAAATTAAAAAAAAATGGAATAATGATATTTGATGATTATGGATGGGGAGGCCCCGATTTAACACAAAGAGGTATAGATGGGTTTTTATCGGGTTATCATAAAAGAATAACTAATTTGGGTGAAAGAGATAGTCAGGTTTTTATTCAAAAAATCTAAATTAGTATAGTCCACGTAAATTGTAAACAAAAAAAATATATAAACAAGGAAGTGAATATTATTCATTTTATTACTGAAAGTGGTAATAAAATAAATATAAATATATTTGTGTCAAGGTAATTCAACCAATGTTACAGCTACACAAATGTCTACATGTGTTGCACATAAGATGAACCATACTGTGTTGACCCATGATGAACTAATGATTCAACACTCCAATATGTTTTAATATGAGTATTTAATTCGTGATCTATTGCCTTTTCAAAAGGTATAATTGTAGTTAATAATTTTTCACAAGTTTTTTTATTAATTAAATAAGCACAATTAGTTCTCGTACTATTTACATTTTCCCATAAATTATTTGAAGTAAAACCTAAAAAACGTTGAGTATCAAAATAATCACAGATATCTAAATATTCTGCATCACTTGGAAGATTTTCCAAGTGATTATTTAGTTTTTCTATAAAATTATTACAAAAAATTGCATCATCTTCTAATATTAAATACCAATCATTATCATTTTCACAACTGTTACAAATTGCTCTATATGTTTCTATATGTTCGATTGTTATACAAATTTGTGCTGGGTTCAAGTTGTCTAATTTAAAATATTTTTGTTTTATTTCTTCTGTTAAATTGTCGCGCTGATAAAAATTTTTAAATTCAAAATTACTAATATTATTTTTTGAAAAATAATCTAGTAAATTTTTTTCTATCAATCAGTTTATTATAATGAATGATATATATTTTATTTATCATTTTTGTTAATAACATATATGTTGTATTTATATAATATAAGTTACTTTTATTATATTTTTATTGACAATAATATATTATTTGAAATTTTTAGAGAAAAAGGTTTACTGTTTTATGGTTATGGGTTGTTGCTTGGCTATTACAAAAGATAATAAAAATATTTAGTGCTAGAAAATAATAATAAATTGGTTTCACTCAAATTAAATTAAGGATTGTAAATATTTTTCAAAATCAATCAAGTTCAAACTGAAATTTCCGTTACTGTCTTCAATAATATTATTATATCTATTGAAATTTAAATTCAATTTATTAGATATATTTAAATAATGATCGTGTAAAAATCCACTGGTACCTTTATTAAGAATTTCAATTATTTTAGTTTTTTGATTAACAAATAAAGAAAATGTTAAAGAACCACTATGACTTGAAACTATCATTTCACTTTCCATGAACAACTTTATTTTATCATAGGTATTTAAGTTTTCTAATTGTATGTACTGAAATCCGTATTTATCTAATACCTTTAACAACTCATTTTCGTTCAATATCATTCTTTTTAATACACCATAATGTTGACTTTCAGAATTTTTTCTTGTAATAAATATTCGTTTTCCTTTTATAACGTTATAATTCATTCTTTCTAAAAATAACTGTCTCAAAAATGGGAAAATATTACAATTATCAGAATATCCATTAATGCATGTTTCACCATAAATACTAACTATTTCATAGTCAGTTATTTTTTGTAATTCATCATCATCTACTAACTCAAACTTATCTTTTATTATTTCAAATGCTTCTCTTTGAAAAGGTAAAACATCTTTCATATAAATTTTAATAGGATAGGTTATACTTGTAGTTGGACCTCGTACGTTATAATTTTGATTTATGATGTAATAGAGACCACCTAAATTTAAAACAAAAAAATGATATAAATACATTCCACCCCTTTCTTCTAAATAAAATATTGTTTGTTTCATCTTATTATTTTATATTATTATTTTATAATTTAATTTTAATAATGCTAACTAATAGTTTATTTAACTGTCCTAATAAAGACACGTATCCGCCATTTAAAAATGGTTTGTATCTCGAAGAATACTTTTTTGAAAAAATGTCTACTGATAATAGTTCTTCTCTACAACGAAAATATATTCCTGTAAAATGGACCAATTTTCAAATTGAGCCTTGGTTTCAGTCGATAAAAAAAGAAATGCAGCAGTTGTTAAATGATTGGGTATTGAATAATCCATCTGTAAATGGTTATTTTACAGTCGTCCAATATGATGATGGACCATTATTGGATTTACCCCAAAATACAATTGTATACGGTGCTTGTTCTGGAAATATTCCTATTCCACTGATATACGAAGACATCAAAAATACACTAGAAAATAAAACAAAAATTACATTCAATAAAAAAAAATATTTATGTTCTTTTGTAGGAAATATAACTAGTAACCACGTAACGCCAAATGTTCGTCAAGAAATATTTAAAAAACTTTCTAATAATCATAATTTTAAATTAATAAATTCTGGTGGATGGACTGATAGTGTAAATGTGAATTTACAAAATATATTTATAGACACTACAATTCATTCTAAGTTTGCATTAGCACCAAGAGGATATGGTAGAGGTTCATTTCGTTTTTTTGAGTGTTTTCAACTAGGAACTATTCCAGTTTACGTATGGAATGATATAGAATGGCTTCCTTTTAAAAACATAATTGACTACAAAAAACTATGTATTTCATTACATGTGTCTCAAATAGAACAATTAGAATCTATATTACAGTCGATTACAGAAGAGGATTACATAAAAATGTTTGAATACTATAATGAAATAAAACACTTATTTCAACTAGAAGGTATGTCAAATCAAATAATACAAGAAACTAAAGAGACAACACTGCAATAATAAAAACTTTTTATTCGTAAATAAATTAATATATTTATAAATTATGGCGATACACTTTTCATGTAACACCTATTGCTTTGACACAAGTATATTTCAATGGAACACTTTTCGTGAAGTCATGTCAAAAACAACTTATAAATATATTATACAAGAGAGAGAAAAACTTTTTCAAGATCAGTCATCATTATCTATACACGATGAATGTATGATGTCATCCGTAGACAACTTCATTACAGATTTAAATATATCTATTAAATCGGTCAATCCACTTATTGAAGACGAACCTATACTCATCCAGTTGTTAAAATTATTTACCTACTACTTGGATACATTGACTTTTTTAAATTTGACTGGAATTTTTGCATTGTCTAATAAAGACTACTGCGAGGGCCATTATAGTGTTGGCAACTCCATTGATATTTTACAAACAATAGAGCTTTTAATTCCGTTTGTAGAGAGAACAGATTTAGAAGAACAATATTTTTTTCCTTTTCTCTCTTCGATTGTGTATTTATTTCAAGAAAGTATACAATCTAAACAAAATATTGTGTTTAATCTTATCGATAACACGCCGTCTAATAGTAGACTCCCACCACGATTGATTCGCTGGCACCAACCAGGCTCAATGTCTTGGTTATTATCCAATAAAAAATAATATTTTCTAGTTTTAATTGTTAGTAAATTTGAAAAATTAGGTTGGATGGTTTTAGCCAAAACACACGGACACGAAGATAAAGTAAAAGAATATAAAAACTCTCTCAAACGACTAAAAGAAGCCATAGAACATAAACTCACGCACGTCACCGAGAACGACATAAATCATGATTTGATGATTATGCACCATAATGTAGAAATCCTTATCGACCATGCAGACAAAGATTTTTAAATATATATTTAAATAAAACACATAACATAAATATATATTTAAATAAAATATAACATAAATATATATTTAAATAAAATATAACATAAATATAAAGAATGGACTTTACTTTTGGAATTATTACAGCAGGCAATAGCGACAACTTTATCACAGAAATTATAAAATCAATTGAAAATAATAATATTCCAAATTATGAGATTATTATTGTTGGAAATTCAAAAATACCAGTTACAAAAAATACAAGGGTTATTGAATTTGATGAAAGTATCAAACCTGCATGGATAACTAGAAAAAAAAATATAATCACTGAGAATGCAATATACGAAAATATTTGTTTCTTACATGACTATGTAAAGTTAGATGAAGGTTGGTATGAAGGATTCTTGCAATTTGGTAATGACTATGATTGGGGTGTAACAAAGATATTCAATAAAGATGGTACACGTTTTAGAGACTATACTTTTCATCCATTGGGATATGGAAATTTTAGTTCACCTGGTACAGATATTCACCCTTATTTTGATGCTAATTGTTTGTTACCATATGACTTTGTTAACAATATAAATGTAAATAAATATTTATATATTTCTGGTGCTTATTATTTTATGAAAAAAAAAGTCGCAATGACTCACAAGTTGGATGAAAAATTAATTCATGGATGGGCTGAAGATCGTGAAATTTCAGGAAGATTACACAGAAACAACATACTCATCAAGTGCAATAAATTTTCATCTGTATCTTTTTTAAAACAACAATGCTCCGGTTGTTGGGAGAAAGAGATGAATGAGGAAATGACAAATTATTTGATTCAATGGTCCAAAATGTAAAAATTGAATAATTTTTTGATAAAATATAATGGAAACTCTTTGTCTATCAGTTCATCCTCTGATAAAGTTCCAAACCAAATAGCCACAAAAAATGGAAAATAATAAGACGCATTTTTGAAATCCAATTCATAATCATCTTTGTTATAATCTACCCCTCTTTCTAGCAGTTTAACATAATAGTATTCCTTGAATAGTTTTTTATACTTATTCATTTTCACAATATCAAAACTCTCTATCATGAAAAAAACAAGGTCTTGTACTCCCTTTCCATATGATATGTATTGCCAATCTATAAAATATGGTTCATATTTTTTTTCGTCGAGTATTTTGTAAAAAATATTTGGAGATTTTACATCTCCGTGACAAAAAGTTAAATTTTTATCTGATAACTGGTATTGTATTGTTTTATAATTCTCAATAATGTATTCTGCAATATCAAGTTGTTCTTTGGATAGCATATTCATCCATTTATTTTTGAATATATCCCATTTTGAAGTTACAAACTCACACCAGTCGAACGTTCCACCATTGTTTTTTTTTAGCTCCTTGAAATGTCTATCAATATTTTTATTCCAAAATGCCGAATGTAATGATACTAGACTGTCTATGATTGTTAATGAAGTATCTATATTCTCTTCATTAAGATTCAAATTAATTACATAATCTTTTGTATTCAAGTTTTCCAATAAAACACCAATGTTGTTGAATTTGTCATCTTTGATTAATCCATACGTTTTAGGATATTTTATTGAAACATATTTTGAAACCACATCATAGAAATAATACTCTTTGTTGTATAAATCCAAATGATTTGACATTTTTGATAAAAAACTGTCATTTTTATTTTCCATTTTTAATACACATGACAGATGAATTTCATCTTTTGTAGTTATATTTACCTCTAAAACATCAGAAATAAATCCACCTTTTAATTTATTTGAATTTATTTCAATGCTTTTGATATCATATTGTATCAAAGACTTTTTTATCATATTTTTTAATAACCCTACATGAATATTTGTGGAATTAATTACAGAACGAAAATCAAATCCTTTGTAGTTTTTTATAGTTACATCTGCGTTATATTGCAATAGTTCCTTATTTGAGTAAATAGTTTCAATTCCAATAATGCACTTTGGAAATACACCACTTGCACTCAACAACCCACTCTTGGAGTCTTCAAATACAAAACTGTATTCATTTGTGGTATTCAGTTTTTGTATTGCTGTTTTATATGGGTCTAGATATGGTTTTGGGCGCAAACACTCGTTTCCTATAACAATAGTATCAAATAGTTCATTAATATTGAAATAATTCAATATGTATTCCGTTACCCGTCTGTTACAATTTGTTACAACTGCTAATTTATGTCCGTTCTTTTTGATTTCCAATAAACAGTCAACCGAACCTTCTATTAATTTCACCTGATTTATTTTATCAATAAATAAATCGTCTTTTTTGGTAGATAGTTCTTCAAGTGACAATGACATTTTTTTGTTTATTAATAAAGTGTTCATTACAGTTTTATCATTATTTCCTGAAATAACATTGTTAAATATTTCATTTGTTAATTCAATCTCATATTCGAATAATATTTCTTTCCAAATATTATAATATAAATTTTCTGTTATAATCAAAGTTCCATCTAAATCAAATAAAAAAGAATATGTCCTATTTATATAACTTTCTACTTGTGAAGGAGTTCCCAAATTAAATACAAAATTCTTATTTAATTTTATACCAATAAATGAATGGCTATCCTTTATCATTTGGTCTATAATACAAGAGGTATAACATTCATTTTTAAAGGTTATATTATTAGTTACAACCTTTTTTGAATACTCATAAAGAGTATTTATGTCATTGAAACAATATATTCCAGTATTTGCATTATCGCTTATTTTTACCTTTTCTTTTATTTCAGTAATAATTGAAGAACTAGAATCCAACTTTACATATGAATAAATAGGATTTGGTTCTGTGTTATTCACATAAAATACTGCATTTTCATTCATCTCTCTATACATCGATAAAACGTCTTCGGTATAAAATGTATCACAGTCTAATAAAACGCATTTTTTGTGAGGAGAAGCCGATTTTATATAATCTAGTCCTTTAAATATAGTTTCTGCCGCACCTTTGGTTTGTTCTTTTAATTCTATAAAATGTATATTTGGATATTTTTTACGGAGTGTATTTTCAAATAATTCTTTTTCTACATTGTAATAAATAATAAATACTTGATCTTCACTTAATATTTTTAAATTATCCAATACATACAATATCATGGGTTTGTCAAAAATCTTTATTAAAGGCTTGGGTTCATTATAACCAATCAATTTAAATCTTTCACCCTTACCTCCCAACGGAATAATAATATTCATTTGTATATTATTTCTATAATTAATTTATTATTTAACCGAAAATAAATAATTAATTGTAAAAAATATTTATTTATCTATCACAACCTCCTTGGCAATATTGCGAATAATCTTCTTCATATACTTTTCATCATCGTCCTTGGTTGAACCTCCCATACTTGCACCCATTATTTTCATATAACGTGTATTGTCACGATGTGCAAAATCTCTACAATTTGGATGTGCCTTTTCCCAGTCTCCCATTTGTTTGATGTTTTTATTGGCTATATTCGTTATGGTAGACCGCAGTTTATCCATTGATGCGTCATTTTTCAGCCACACATTATTATGTTTCAACAACATGTGTTCTCTCTTCACATCACTACAATGAATCGGTCTTTTGTAAATATCTAGTTCTTTCAACTTACGCGTAAAAATCCTACTAATTGCTTCCACATAACCCAAATCACATGTATTATCCAAATCTGTTATATTCAATTGGAGTGAATCTACAAATTCGGTTATATTCATTGCATCCTTGCATTGTTCGTTCAAAAAAAAATTCAAATTAAATGTGTTTGTATTAGTCGTATTGTTTATGTTGTTTGTATTAAATTGTGACGCAATATAATTCACATTTTCAGGACTGAGAGAAGAAACCAACGATTGTTGTGTAGAAGATAATAATAATGCTTGTTGAGTAATTTCCATCATCTTCATATTTTGGTGCATCATCATATTTTGCTGGTCTTTTATCGCCTTGTTTAATTCAACATATTGTTCGCACATAAAACTTTTGAAATCATTATTGTTTTTTATCATGTCAACTAGTGTCAATGCGCCCACGCCACCAACGCCAATATCATGCTCCGCTTCAATTAAGTCCAGATTAATACCTCCACAGGTTTTTGAACGTTTTTTGTGTCTAGATACACTTGTTCTGCATTCAAATTTTTTATTACAAACATTACATAAATACATACATATAGTTAATATATTGTCTTTGCAACATTGTATCTAAATATTTTTATTTATTATAACATATAGCAAATAAAATTGAATTGAATCCCTCTTCATTCAACTATACAAAAGAATCACAATCATCATAAAATGTCACAACAACTAGCCACCTCGCCTTTTTTGAAAGACCTTTCGGTTGTCAATTACAGGTATTCTACTCATGAAGAGAGAGAGAAATATCTTACCAGAATTCAAATAATAAAACGTTTACAAGAAAATACAATCAGCGAATCTATTCGCCCTCCACGCCTTACAAGACAATATACAGAATATCCACGTCTAATATATACCATAATTGATAGAACATTTGTACCAATTGAAAACGATCATATCATGGCAAATACGCCGCACGAATGGATTGCATGTAAACTGGAAAATGAAATCACCTGGTTTGTACCTATAAAAAATGATAGTAAATAAACATAATAAATAAATAAAACCATAAATACGTATCTGATGAATAATGATAATGATTTATTAACTATTTTAAATACACTTTTAGAAAAAGAAAATATCAAGTCTTTGGCAACTAAATTGAACTTGGCACATGGAACTATTGCAAGATGGATTGAGTTGAATGATATTCCAACAAGTTATGAATTTGATTTATTAAAATTGGCGGGAATCGCAATTGACTATTCCAAGTATTCATCCAAACAAAAAGACCAATTCTTTACTCCTATCGAAACCGCCAAGTCTTGTTTCCAAATATTTTGTCAAGTAATAGAGACATTTAATGAAAACGAAAAAGATTTTCTATTCATTGAGCCTTCTGCTGGGGATGGTAGTTTTATCCAAGTTTTACCTTCTTCACGAACAATTTCAATGGATGTTGAACCAAAACACCCATCTATTATCATGCAAGATTATTTAGATTGGAGTCCTCCATCAACAGCTCAGACAAGTAAAAGGTATGTGGTTTTTGGTAATCCACCATTCGGGTTACGGGGTCATTTAGCTTTAAAGTTCATAAATCATTCATATGATATTGGTGCAGAATATGTTTGTTTTATACTACCACAGCTATTTGAAAGTGATGGTAAAGGGGTTCCCCGAAAAAGAGTAAAAGGATATCATTTAATTTATTCAAACAAACTAGATACGAGTTTTTATGAACCGAATAAGAATGAAATAAAAATAAATACTATTTTCCAGATTTGGTCCAAACATCATTCCAATACTTCCTATGATTTGCAAGAAGTAACCCCAACCAAAAATATGAGAGTATATTCCATGTCTGACGGCGGAACAATTGCATCAACCAGAAATAAAAACATGATTGGTAAATGTGACATTTACATTCCTTCGACTTGTTTTGGTAAAAAAAATATGAAATGTTATCAAAACTTTGAAGATTTACCAGGAAAAAAAGGTTATGGAATTGTATTTCATAATAATAAAAATGACATGATTGCAAAAGCCTTATCTACACAATGGGACGTAATTGCCTTTTTGTCAACCAATTCGTCTTGTAATTTGAGAAGTTCACAAATATATGCAGTATTTATTTAATGATTAATTATTAAATATTAATTCAATAAATTTACCAACATCTGTTGCCTCCGTAGTTTCTGTAATTTTCATAGTATACCCTCTTTTAATATTTTTTTCATTTATGTTTACAGTTGTATCCAGTTTGAATGCACCCGTTCCCTTTCTCCATGTAACCTGTTTTGTTGGAAAATAGGGTTCACATTTTTTGCCGCCTTTATAAGTTTCTTCATCAAAGTTTTTGAATATCGTCAAGTAAAAACACGTTGGAGATATATCAATAAATATTACATAGTCTGCCTTCCAGGGACATTCGCCCAGTTCATGTTGAAAATTTGAGTTAGTACTGCCTTGATGAGCTGTTTTTATTTCAACCGTTTTTCCGTTTATGATTCCATCGCCGTAACCTCCACCCACTTGTTTTGTTTTATTTCCATCTATACACGCAGATACATTTGATTTTAAACAGGTTTCCAGTATAAATTGTTCTCCAACAATACCGGTATTATTTGATTGCAGAGTTACTATATCTTTATATGGACTGGATTCCCATATATTTTGTTTTTTTTCTTTATTTTGCTGTTTGCATATCAAATCAAGCAGAATGGTATGCGATTTTTCCATATTACTTACTCGTATAATCTTATAATAACTATTTTAGATTTCATTTTTTTATAAAATATTTATTTGTTACGATATATCTAGCGGCTACAGCATGGCTACCGCCTCCAACATTGACACTGAGAATTTGTGGGACATTTTTTATTGAAAATCGTGGAAATTGGGTGGTCTTACTGAACTCCCGCTAATTTTTTTAAAAAATCGGTCCAAAGTGACGAGACTGAAAAAACGCACATTTTTGGGACATGTAGCATTGTCACGATTTACCTAGCGGCTACAGGGTGGCTACAGCCCCAAAAAATGAGATTGAGAAAAATGGACATTTTTCGACCAAAAATGCGGAAATTCGGTTACCTTACTGTTTTCCCGCAAAAAGTTGGAAAAAGTCGGCGTAGCCATGAGATTGCAAAAAATGGACATTTATTGGACATTTATTGGACATTTTTGGGATTTTTTTGGAATTTTTTTCCTCAAAAAATCAGGAAATTGGACGGTCTTACTGAACTCCCGCAAAAAATTCGAAAAAGTCGGCGATGAAAAACAACAGCATAATTTTTTAAAAACACGAGAAATGCAACGTCCTTACTGAAATCCCGCTAAAATTTTCAAAAAATCGGTCCAAAGTGACGAGACTGAGAAAAACGCACATTTTTGGGACATGTAGCATTGTGACGATTTACCTAGCGGCTACAGTATGGCTACAGCCCTAAAAAATGAGATTGAGAAAAATGGACATTTTTTCGACCAAAAATGCGGAAATTCGGGTACCTTACTGTTTTCCTGCAAAAAGTTGGAAAAAGTCGGCGTAGCCACGAGATTGCAAAAAATGGACATTTTTTTGGACATTTTTGAAAGTGGCTACAGGGTGGCTACAGAATGGCTACATGGTAATTATGGTGTCATTCATTCAAAGTTTATATATTTACTTAGAGCATTATCGAGCAGTTATTTTTACCACTCGATAAGTATCGTGTCAGCATTTTCATAGTTTTAGTTGGGTCTTACCATTTATCAGGCGGCTACAGTTGGCTACAGAATGGCTACAGTTGGCTACAGTTGGCTACAGAATGGCTACAGGTGGCTACAGCCTTTTTTTGAAACGATGTATGCTTTGAAGATTTTACGGAGGTTCGACAAAAATCACTGCATATTTTACAACTGTAGCCATTCTGTAGCCAACTGTAGCCAAAAAAATGGACATTTTTGGGGGGACGAAAAATGTCCATTTTTCCATCGAGGTCCTTCGGGGGACCGATTTTTCTGGAAAAAAAATATCGTCACAGTTTTTTTCGCATTTTTTCGTAATTTAGAGCATTATGGTAAGAAACCATTTTTTCCACTTTTGTAAAAAACAAAAGTTCAAGACTCTTTTGGGATTTTGAAAAATGGACATTTTTCGGACAAATAAATGTCCATTTTTCAAAATCCCAAAATACTTTTGGAAAAAAAGAATGAAACTTGGAGGTCTTTAAGTTCCCCTTTTAATATATATTTCCAAAAGGACTTAAAGAAACTTGCGAACCTCTTTAAGTTCTCATTTTATATATATTCCCCAAGGACTTAAAGAAACGGATGAACCTCTTTAAGTTCCCCTTTTTATATATATTCCAAAACGGACTTAAAGAAACGGACGAAGGCCTTTAAGTTCCCTTTTAATATATATTCCCCAAGGACTTAAAGAAACATGACTATTCGTCATCTACTTATACAACGTAATAAAATTGAAACGGACCTATTACCTACACAAAATAGCGCAACCAATAATAAATTACATTAATATTAATATTAAAATGAAGTCACAATATGTTATTATACTAGACGACAATGAAAATGAAAACTCTTTTTGTGACAGTTGTAATATTTCACAAAAAGAAAAACCTATAAATACAAATACATATTATCAGCTTCATAAAGAAGAGATTAAAGAAAAATATCAACAAAATGCTGAAAAGCGAAGAACCTATCAAATCGAATATAATCAGCAAAACCATGACAAATACTTGGACTATCAAAAAAAATATTATGATGAAAAAAAAGAAAATATATTAAGGTCCAAGAGAGAAAAGGTTCTTTGCGAATGCGGCAAATTAGTCAGTCAAGGACATTTAACTACACACAAAAAAACAAACATTCATTTGAAAAACATCAAAAATAATACATCTAGTCAATCTCAGTCTTTGGCAAACCAAACAATACTTATGTAATCATAATCATAGTCATTCGGTATCTCTCCATTAATAACTGATTTATAATTTTCCTCGTTTTTCCATTTCAAATAACGAAGTCTTATTTTTTCCGGATGATGTTTTAACATAAAATTAAAATACATTTCATACTCTGACGCACCACTATGATGATAACTTACCATATCTACATAGGCTAAAAAAAATCTCCAAAATTCTTGGCCGTTATGATAACTACTACATAAATTCATCATTTTTTCAACATAGTTTTTATCAAACATCATATGATGACATATTCCTGATTTATCGGGTATCATTCGACAGAGAGAAGGATGCATTCTATTCATATGACCGAAATAATTTGGATGATACTCGTCTCCATATCCATATAAACAAATGATATTATTTACATCAGTATCATCTATAAAATTTATTGGTTTCAAAAAATAAACATCACTATCAACTACTAAATATTTATCCAGTATACCAGGAATCACTTTTCCCGCATAAAGTTTCAATAACTGCTGAAAATACCAACCCAACCTGTTAGTTTGCCCGTGATAAGTTTTCACATCCTCTTTTGTAAAAGGAAACAATCCTTCATCCACTATTTTTATTCTTGGATTCTTCAACATTTCTCTCAACATTTCGTTTTCATACAACAACCGTGGAGAGATAACTAAATAAATATTATTATATCCAACTACATTTTTCATTGTAAAAGATAATTGGATATGGATATTTTTTACATCGGAAGGTCCAATTGGAATTACTATATCAAATAACATTATTTTTTATAACATTATCACATATTAAATACACATTTTTTACTTATTTTCACTTATTTTTTCTTGTTTTTCTTGTTCGTGGTACCTTTCTTTTAGTTCCTTTTTTTAGGCACATTGAAATGAAGTGCTTTATCTTATGACGTTCATTGAAAATACGCATTGCAATTGGTTGAAAATACATGCGAAATTGGCTCTTTTTATGCATGTTACGAAGCTCGTTGAGAGAAACCCATTTAAGCTCTTCTTTTTCGAATATTTTTGATTTTTTTATAATGTTTTCCGACAATTTTCTCTCTATGAACTGGTGATTGTTGTTGTAATAAAAAGGCAATTTATCGTCATATTCCATTGCAAATATATGCATTCTATATAGTTTATGCCCTGGACTCCCCCATTCAATATTGTATGTTCCATGTCGTTTGAGGAGAGAACGGATTGTCTTTTCTTCACCTAAAAAACCGGTCATTTCTTCGGTTGCTTCTCTCGCGGCTGTTTCTAAAAAGCTCTCATTATTATCTGCTCCGCCTCCTATATCACTCCATCCAGGCGTATCTGCATACTTGTTCTCTTTTCCAAATAAAAAGTAGAGTTGACCCTTATGTATAGTTGTTGGCAATATTCCTCCACCCATATTGTATATAATAATAATATTATTTATTTACAATATTGTTATTTTATTGTTTTTTATAAACGCCGAGATTTTATTTGTGCGTATGCAATCTTACAGAATACGTATAGAATAAATAAGCCAATATTGCACCCACAACTGCACCTGCAACAACTTGTCCTACGGTGTTATGTTTGTATTTTACTCGTTGGTAGGCAGTTGCAAATGCAATAAATATATAAAAAAATAAAACCGGAACCGTTAATTGGACGGCAGATAAACATAAAAATGTATAAACGGTTGTAAAAAATACTCCTTGGGCGTGACCTGATGGTATTCCGTATTTATAAAAACTAACGTTTTTTCTATACAACTTTTCTATATTGAATACGTGTGATTCATCATTGGGTCTAGGATGTTTAAATAAGCCTTTTAAAATAAAATTTAATAGCACACTTACTGAAAAACCAATGCCGTAAATAGTTACTAACGAGCTTTTTTGTCGAAATAGAATAACGGTTGCTACAAATAATATTTCTGGACCATAAAAGCCAATACAATCTAAACATTTTACCAACAATTCCATAATAATTTATTTTATTAATATATTATCTAGTGATAAAATAATAAATAATAATTTATAAATTCAATTAATATTGGTACAACATTTCACATAATAATGTGAACGACCAATCCGCACCATTCAAATTCACAGGGTTTCCCTTGTCGTCAAATAAACGCACACGCAACCTATCAATATTTACTGGACCAAAATATGTTCTCTTACTGTCTTGCAATTGACCGCTAAAATCTACATATAATGCACCATAAGGAGTTCCCTGTTTAATCGGAATAATCGCAAATACATCTGTTGTAGTAGGCGCTTTGGCACGATTTCCATTGTTTGTTATATTGTTTTTTACAATCTCATTGATTGAATATAGTTGCGACTGTGTGAGAGAACGAACAGGTGTTGGCAAATATTGAGGAACACAACCGGTTGTAGTATAAAGTGGTACATACCCACCACTTATATCTAAACCATAATTTGCAGAAGGTTTAACAATTTTAGACATTTCAGTTATACTAACCAATGAGTTATTCAAGTGATTTTGATTGAAATCATCTATTGCCAAAATAAAATATCTTGGACCATTTAAATCAATTGCACTATCGGCAGTGTTTCCTGATGGATCCATTGGAATTGAACCATCATTATTATGGTATCCCATCGTCCACCCCAGTGTTTTATTAATATAATACTGTTGTTGTACGCATTGCGTATTTTTATTTTCTAAATTCCCAACAACATCATAAAAAACAATACTTGATGTTAATGGATTGAATGATACATCGTGGGCTAAATCATGGTAAACAATACCTGATAAATCTATCGTAACTTTGTTTGTCACTTCATTATATGAAACAATGGGATAATAAGGAGGAGGAGGAGTAGCATAAGGAATTTGTGGTGAAAAACTGGCATCATAAAAAATCTGATTTAATGTATTCACCAATGTCGCCGCATTATTATAATTACCAGGTGGAACGATAATAGGAACATTTACATTTTGCGAAACATCTACTATCCAAAATATATTATGAACCTCATCTATATTGTAAAACGTCATGGGTATTTGAATAGACCAAAGACGCAAAGAGAGAACATTTCTTAAATGGTCTGACAAATCTAGCGTATAATCGCTTGCAGAGGTTACTGATGCATCCGCGCGATAAAAACTATCTATTATTATTTGTCGTTGAATTGTATTTTTTAGTGTGGGATTCAAGTTTCCGTCTTGTACCACATCTACGTTATAAGTGTTTCCAACACCTAGTTTCTCTCTACTTTGTGGGAGATGATTGTTATTATATGTTTTCACCTTGTTTTTTCTATCCGTAAGTTTATCCGTTTGCGTTTTGTCCTTTTGGGGAATCGTTTCAGGTGATTGATTCCATTCATTAAATGCGTCTGTTTCTACCGAGTCATTATGATGGTCTAAATAATTCAACAATTTTTGTTGGATAGCACGAAAAAATGTCGCCATTTTACTGTTTTTTTCATTTGTATAACGCTCTATATACTCATCTGTTTTATCAATAACATCATCAGGTGAAACATTTTCGGCTACTTCATCGCCGTCCTGAATATTTAAAATAGCCAATAACTCTGCAACTGTATAATTATCAATATTTGTGTTAACACCACCATTCATTGTTTATTTATAAATTATGAATAAATCTTTATATATTACAATACCATTTATAAATATTTCTTTATATCCGGAAAAGAATCAATAAATAACCGTTGCAATTCTTGGACGATTTCAGTATTTTGTAATTTTTGTTCTCTCTTGTTATACATTTTTCTTTGTAAATATTTCAGGTGTTTAATTGTAGTTGTTTCCGGAGTAACTGTATATATTGCCTCACATTTTTTTTCTACGCGTCTTCTTTCTCTCTCACTTAATAAATATTTAAAGGGAATCTTGGTAATACCATTTCCTCTTTTTAAATGACCTTTTCCTTTAAATAATACCTTGTCAAAATGTTCTATTATATTTTCGGGTAGATTTTTACGGTCTAGGTGAAATCGACTTGAATATTGAAATCGGTGATAGTTGTCACATTCATATATTTTATAATGTTTTTCTATCGGTTTATTACGAATCAGTCCAATCCCCATGATTTCATTCAAAGAATTATTCATTTCTATTACGAATATCAACACATCTGTTGGTATTTTAATGGATAACGAATAGGGTGAATTATAAATACATCCATTTGATAAACTATTTTTTATGCGAAACTCATTATTTTGAGTCCACGTATTTTCATTGAATCGTGTAGTGCATACATATAATGATGGTTCTTTTTCATTCATATCAGATTTGATTAACTATTTATAGATTGTATATTATTTTATTCAATTTTTTGCTTGACAACAAGAGAGAGAGTGAGAGAGAGAAAACAAACATGAAAATATAACAAAAGCGTAAAAAATGTATAATTATAGTATTTGTTGTGTATATACTTTATTTGTCATATTCTATGTCTTCTTTAAAAAAGGTTGCATTGATTACTGGAATTACCGGCCAGGACGGGTCGTATTTAGCAGAACTACTATTGGAAAAAGGGTATGATGTTTGGGGGATTATTAGGCGTGCTTCAAATATCAATACCGCAAGAATAGAACATATTTTCAGTAAACTGATTTTGAGATATGGCGATTTAAATGATGGAATCAACCTTTTGAATATCTTAGTTGAAATAAATAAAACTTATTTAAATGAATCCCAAACTCTCGACCGTTTAGAAGTGTATAATTTAGGTGCAATGAGTCACGTCAAAGTATCATTTGAAATTCCTGACTATACATGCAGTGTAGATGGCGCAGGAACTCTGCGTTTATTGGAATCAATTCGTCATTGTGGAATTCCGTTGGAAAAAGTAAGGTTTTATCAAGCGTCCACTTCTGAAATGTATGGAAAGGTTGTTGAAATCCCGCAGAAAGAAACCACGCCTTTTTATCCTCGTTCTCCTTATGGGGTTGCCAAGTTGTACGGTTATTGGATTACTAGAAACTATCGCGAATCTTATGATATGTATGCATGTTCTGGAATTTTATTCAACCACGAATCGCCTCGTAGAACACATAATTTTGTCACTAGGAAAATCACAATAGCACTTGGAAATATTCTTGCAGGAAAACAAGATAAACTTGTGTTGGGTAACTTGAACTCGTTGAGAGACTGGGGTCACGCCAAGGATTATGTTCGTGGTATGTGGTTGATTTTACAACAAGATGAGCCCGATGATTATGTTCTCTCTACGAATGAATATCATAGTGTGAGAGAATTTGTGGAAAAGTCATTTGCACTCAAAGGTTTTGATATTGCGTGGAAAGGTGAAGGAATTAATGAAATCGGCTATGATAAGAATACTGGGAGAGAACTGATTTTTGTTTCTGAAAAGTATTTCCGTCCTGCTGAGGTAGATGAATTATTGGGAGATAGCACCAAAGCTAGAACAAATTTGGGATGGGTGCCAGAGTATTCTTTTGAAGAATTACTGAGAGAAATGGTAGATATGGATTGCTGCAATTAATACCAGCATAAAGTAAAAATAAAATTATTTTGATTAGATTCGAATAATTTTATTGCAATAAATACAATACAATAAATAATTATACTGCCTTCTCATTATCATTATTATTTATGGTGCGGTCATTATATACTTTCGTATGGTTTCAACGTTTCCATTAAAATGGTCCAAGGGTCTAATCGGTGGACCGCTTCTCTACCTTCACAAAATAATTTCAATAGACTAGGACTGTATCCAGAAATCATGGATGTATTTTTTTGTGTTGACACATTTGGAAACCCGTCCGTACTTCTCAAATTCCAAAACACTATATGCGGAGGATTATACGGTTTTCCAAATACACGTTTACCTGCATCCGCATACTTCTTTTTCATAATTCCATACAAGGTATCATTATCCATCGAACTCGCCTCGTTCATTTGCATATCCGATAGAATCACCAATGATAGATTTTCAACGTCCTCGGGGGGCACTCTAACAGTTATAAATGTTTCCAAAATCATATTCAAGGCCGCATAAAAATTTGTATTTCCACCCCAATGTGTATGTTTGATGAGAGAAACCATTTCTACAAAATTGGTGGTTTCCTCCAAGTTTATCCAGGTTGGATTTGAACTAAATGTCATTACCCTCTTTCCCAATGCAGATTTTTCTGCAATGCGACAACCCAATCCAATCGCGGTCAATAGAGGTAGTCCATTCATAGAAGAAGATACGTCTACCATGGCAACCATATTTTTCAGGGCAGGAGTTTCGTTGGATTGGTCTCTCCATTGTGAGTTCAACAAATCTGTTTGTACTTGTTTCAAACTGGAATCCATCGCTTCTTCCTCCAATAATTTCAATGCACGAGAGACAAAATCACTCATAGTTACACACTTACCATTGACTTCTTTTCCTGATTGAAGTCTCTCTTCAATATATTTTTCAAAGATGTATGAGGCAACTATTCTATCATCCTCTTCGCTTCTGCGTTTTCCGTCTTTTTTCATATTCAAAAATGCACTATTCTGTTTTGACAATGTAATAGACGTCACGTGTTTATAATCTATATCACTCCATGTATTCGCACATTGTTTAATTTGGACGGTATCCAATGACTTGTTGAGAGAAGAACATATTTTGCGATAATTCATTTTGGCCTTATTCAATGCCTTTGTTTTTGCCTCAACTGTTGTTGTCGTTGAAAAATAATAAAAAAAATAATCCTTTGCCAATGGCCCAAATAACCAACCGAATTTTTTGGAATTCTCTCGTGGTATCCATTTTGCTACTAAACTTTGTTTTCTACTTTTGGATTCTATTTCCGTTCCTACATCTCTATACAATTGTGTATTCATCAATGAAATGCAATGTTGAATAAGCGGATGATTTGAATCACCGGTTTCATCTCTGCAATAAAGAGATAAATATTTCATGTCCTTCCAGGAGCCTAACCCTAAACAATTCTTACCTACAAAGAAAGACAGTAATTGTTCGGCGTGATGTTGTCCTATTACTTCGTGCCAAATAAGTATCATCATATAAGAAAGCAAATACTCTCCTTTACCGTTGTGTATGTCTCTTGTGTGCGACACCAATTTATACATGACATTCAATAAATATTCCTTGTTGTTTTGTGTGTTATTTTTATTTGGTGGAAAGAGAGAAATAGATTGCAATACTAAACGATACTTGTCTTTTAATGATTGAAACCTATCTTTCTCTCTATCGGTGCAGCGAACTAGTTGAAAATATATTTGTAAGATGTTTTCCTTTATCTCTTCAAAAGTACCTAGTTGGAGAGAAGACCAAGAATATTCAACATGTCCGTTTTCACCTGTTTGCTGATGATGCAGGTTGAGGTTCCTATTCAAACATGATGACAATGTCTTTATTGTAATTTCCATATTTTATTTTATAAAATAAATTATATTATAATACCATGGTGTATTTATATTCCTTTTTTATTGACTTTCGATGTTTTGTTTGACGTTGTTGAATGTGGATTTTTTTGGTTTTATTATTCGAATTTGTTTGATTTGGATTGGGATTTGTCGGAGGGACATTTTTTATGGAAGTAGATGCAGATGCAGATGCAAGTGCCTGTTCGCTGTTATCCTTTTCATAATAAAATATGAATAAATCATTCAAGTCTTGAAACATATTGATGGTTTCTCTCCAATGAATGGATTCGATTTTGGGAAGAATAGTTAAAAACTCGCATTTTTGAGTTTGATTTTCAGTAGGATTTTTAGTAGATGTTGGTGTACTAGTTAAAAAAGTCTGAATTTTTTCTGGTTCTATATCAACATTGCATTTTATGATAGAGAGAAGATTGTATTTATTTTTGGGGAAAAAATCTTTTAACAGATAAAGTAATTCATCGCGCGAGAGAACATTGGGTGACTTTAATATGTGTTTTTTTTTAATGACCTTTTCTATTTCCTGTTTTTGATTTATATATATACAATGCAAGTTGATGTAAGAAACCTTTTCCATGTAATATTCTTTATATAAGTCATCTATTTCTTCAAAAGCCTTTATCCAACTATCATCCAATTCACATATTTCATTAGTCATCATGCAATAATGAAATAATAATTTTTAGAAAGATAAACCCATTTTAATTTTTTATTCATATCCTTCTTCAATTTCAATAGTGTCATCTTCTATTTCATCATCATAATCTTCATCATCATTTATTTTATCCATTTTATCATACATTTTTTCATAGTCAGTGTCGCCGTATAAATGGCTTTCTCTCTTTATACGTGTTTCCCATGAACGTACAATTTTATTCATATTTTGGTAAATTATAGAAGACTGTGTTTGTTGTTCTCTTTTTATATTTTCTTCTCGTTTCTGTTGTATTAATTTGTTACGAAGATTGGCGTCCCACTTGTATATATACAACCATCCATGCATTTCTTTTGGTTCTTCTATTTTCTTTGGCGTTGCATTGTTAAGTACGGTTAAATAATTTGTTGGTTCCATGGAATTATATTATTATAGCAGTATTTATTTAACTCAAAATAATTTATTATTATACGCATAAATATGAATGAATATCATAAGAAAAAGAAAATCTTATAACTATAAAAAGAGTTTACGTAAAAGAACTTAAAGACAGGCCATAATAGTATGATAGATTAGCTCATACAAGTAAATCCGTTTTTTTTGTGAATGCACTTTTGCCCGAGTGGTCTAAGGGGGCAGACTTAAGACCTGCTGGATTCGTCCGCGTGGGTTCAAACCCCACAGAGTGCATACAAATACCAATTTCGGTTCAAATTTTATATGCTTTCGTAGCTCAATTGGAAGAGCAACCGGCTGTTAACCGGTAGGTAGTGAGATCGAAACTCACCGAAAGCGTTAGGGTTAGGGTTGCGCCCCTAAAAGACGCTCTGGATGCCGACCTGGTGGCCGGCATCAAAAACACCATTTCTAGAAGTGTAATTCTATAAATTAGAAAAATAATATATAACTTATATTATTTTTGTATACATGCTTGAATAACTAGAATTACACTTCTAGAAATGGTGTTTTTGATGCCGGCCACCAGGTCGGCATCCAGAGCGTCTTTTAGGGGCGCAACCCTAACTAACTAAAACCATCCCGTAACTGCATGAATATACTCATTATCATGAATTCGTTTAATATCGTTTTGTCTCTCGTCTGTCGAAGAAGGTGTTAGACCCCAGACACTTTCCCAAACGGGGGAATTTTTCTTATTATCGAGAGAAAACGCACAACTATAATCGGGTGGAAATTTCAAGGCAACACATGGATTGCATGGTTTATTATGAAAAGTAAATCCTTTGATTATGTCAGGCAATATATTAAAATCAACAAATGAATTTTTCTTTTTAGGGTCGCCAGATACTCTCTGCAATACAGGAGTCGCATTTGCATTCGTGCTTGAAAGTCCGCATCCAATAATATCTTTCTTTTTATCAGGTTCCAAACCACTACTTACACCAAATGTTCCAAACCCAGATTTAGTGGTAGGGTTAGGGTTAGGGTTAGGGTTAGGGTTAGGGTTAGGGTTAGGGTTAGGGTTAGGGTTAGGGTTAGGGTTAGGGTTAGGGTTAGGGTTAGGGTTAGGGTTAGGGTTAGGGTTAGGGTTAGTGTCATCATCGCTTGGAACATACACACCATTGATTAGAAAGTCCCCTTCGGGTTCATGCATAGTAAGAAATTGTAGAATAGCCTTTTCATTATAAATACGTTTCACTTCGGAAAGTGATTTTTTACCAGGAATTTTTATATAATTATTTTGAGTGATTTGTTCTAAATAAAGATTTTCAGTTTCCTTGGACCAGGTCCATTCACCCTTTTTCAAATATTCTTCTGCTTCTTTTTGTGTGGCTTGTTGTTGAATAATTGTCATGTCAAAAACAACATTTGTATTTCGCGTATATTGAAAATTTATAAATTTTTGCACGACGTCAGGGTCCCATGGACCATCAGCGGAACCAAACATTCCATTTGTATAAATTTCTCTCGCACCCAATGCTTTCATTCCTTCTATCCATTTTGCATTTTTACTGCGTAACCACCTGAGAATAAATAAAACAAATACAAAAATGATTGCAAGATAAATAAATGTTTTTATATTGACTTGACAAACAGAGGAGGCATTTATATCTAAATAGTAACATATGTAAATAAAAAGAACGATACCAACGTAAATAATTATATTTTGCATAATATACAAAAGCAATATAAAGATTTCTCTCCTCTTATATTATCTATTGTTTTTATTATGAGTCAAACACAAACAATGTATTTGGATATATGCGTTGCACTAGACGACGATAATTTGAAAAAGATTTATGATGAAGCTATTCAAAAACATAATCAAAAAGTATTGAATAGAAACAATGATTCTCACATTGATGCTGGGTTTGATTTATATTTACCGAAGGACATTATATGTAGATATGGAAGCGTCAATAAAATCGATATGGGTGTAAAATGTTCCGCTTTTTTCAAAACATCCGATTCTTATTACAATACGGGATATTACATGTATCCCCGTTCAAGTGTTTCTAAAACTCCATTGCGTTTGGCAAATTCAATTGGTGTTATTGATTCGGGATACAGAGGTAATTTGATTGGTATGTTTGACTGTATTGATGCAGATAACATGGACTATACGGCAAAAAAATATGACCGACTAGTGCAGATTTGTTCTCCTACATTATGTCCCATTTTTGTAAGAAGAATAGAAGTTATGGATGTGGATACAGAGAGAGGCGAAGGCGGGTTTGGGTCAACGTTAGGGTTAGGCAAGTGATACAAAATTTATGTTTGATTTACAATATTTACCATATTTCTTTTCCAGTCGGTATTAATATCAGTAACAAGCTGATTTAATATATACATCAATGGTTGCCAACATTCATATGTGTGTGTAGCTTCTGGTGCTTGATTCCATAGCGAATCGCGATATGTGGTTAATGACTGACGTATATTTTCTTCTTCCACTGGAATAATATTCAATAGTTGATTTATAACTACTATTACGTTTCTTGATGTTGTTGTCATTTTGTGTGTGTATGTGATTGGTTTGTTGTATTTTGAACCAATCAATTTTTATTTAGCCATTTGTATAGAGATTATTTTATTACCATTTTCAGTAATAAAATGAATAATATTCACTTCCTCAACATTCGCACTATATGTTTTGGGGACCCAACCCCATTTTTTATTGGAAAATAAAGTTTATTTTGTTGCTTAATAAAATTATTAAAATTAAAATAATTTTATTTATTTTTACTAAATATTTTTAATGGCGATTTTTTCTAGTTTTATTACACGATACACAGTCCTTAAATAACCCAGGAATAAATTTGCCCCTCTTGATAAAATCAACTTCATCGGGTTTTAATTTACGTTTAACGGTTGAAACTAATTTTCCATTTTTGTAATATTTAATAAATTTATTACCTTTTCCTTTTTCAACAATAACCTTTCTAACAGTTTTACTTCCACCACTTTGGCTACTTTGCGAACTAGAATAATTAAAATTTGGATTCATAGTAGCAATAGGTAGATAGGATATTTATATATTCATTAGAAAAAAAATAAACAATCTATTTTTTATTCTTTTTGGTACCACCTCTTTTTTTGGTACTTTCTGAAAATTTAACGGATTTATTCTTTCTTTTATGTGGGGTACCACGTTTACGTTTTTCCTTGTCTATTCTTAGATTATTCATGTATTCATCAACATGCTTGTCAGTTAACCGTTTGAATGTTTGTTGATAAGGGTTCGATTTTATATGACTTTGATGAGGATAATATGTTGGATGTCGATATTCTTTTTTTACTGGTGCTCCTGGGGCACGTCTATGTGGCATTTATTTATAAAATAATAATATTTTATTTTTTGCAAAAAAAAATTCTAGTTACCTTCTTTTTCTTGTATTGGATTGACCTCTATAACTTCCTCTATTTCTTTTGGAAGTTGAATTAGATTTTCTGCTTCTTTGAGGAGCAGTATAAGAATCCTCATCATCCTCATCATTATTAGAAGTTTCATTTTTGTTATTTTCAGGTTCTGCATCAGAATCAGAATCAGAATCAGAATCCGAACCTGAATCTATATAATCGGAATCAGCATCATTATCGGTTTTGTTTTTTCTTTTGCCTCGTTTTGAGGTGGATGATGACTGAGACCATAAAAATAGTCCAACGCCTCCTGCTACAATTGCGCCGGTTAAAACAATTAATGGGTTATTCGACATTTCTATTTGTTCTATTTATTTGTTTTTTTTGTTTTGTGTAAATAGAATAAAATAATTTAAAAAATAAAACACAATAAAACATAAACAGAACTAAAATAAATAAATAAATGTATATAGTAGAAAATATAGAAGCAGATATTGTCGATTATGAAGGAACATTTGAATTCCAAGTATTGGCAGAATACGTAAATGAAACATCTTTTCATCTTCATGCAAAAAGACTTGATACTACAAATGCAAATGATGGATGGAACTTTGATTTAAATATCTTTATTCATGATTTTCAAGGAAATACCCTAAAATACTCCATGGGTTCGTCTCCACAAGCCTCATTGAAAACCGCACATATAGATTGTTCTCTATTTACTAATACCAATGCCAATACCAATACCAATACTAATATTTCTCTCGTTGCGAGCAAAAAAAAAGTTATATGGTCCACATCTTATAATCCATTGCAACAATATCGTATTTATCACATTAACCGTAACGAGTTCAATGAAAAATTCGGTGCAAATATAATTCATTTACCTTCAAATATGTTTGCAGTTGGTATGAAATGGGGCGAAGTATTCATGTACCACGAATCATATGGTAAATATCCTTGGACGTATGAAACTTATCTCTCTATTCATCATATTATTTCAGTTGCTTATATACATCCAAGGGGCTTTTACTTTTTATTTTATGCACATGATGGATATATAGAAAGTATGTATCCATCAACTAGTCGGCGAGTAATTCCTAAATCACCTCCAAGTTCAGATTATTATATTGGAAAAGAGAAGATTGATGTTGAGGTTGAAGTTGATGTGAATGACAATTCATATCCGCTACTATATGATAAAAAATATGTGTTGGCACAGTCAGTACATCCAGATACGGATTATGTGATTGCTATGCCAGATAGATATTATTTATGTCTTAACCGATACAATTTATACAGATCTATACATAGAGGTATTCCATTCAATTCTAAAATCTCTCAAATTGTATTTGCTGGAAATGAAAGAGGAAACAAACATAATTTTACAAAAAGGAGGGATATTGATATGGACCCACGTTCTTATTTCAAAAGCGGTGCTGTTTGCAAAGACAATATTCACGCGCCGAATAAAATAGAGAGAAGCGAAATGATAAACTACAAGTATATTTTAGATATTGATGGAAATGCAAGTACATGGGATGCAACTGCATGGAAATTAAATTCGGGTTCAGTTATTTTCAAATCAGATAGTAATTGGGTCCAATGGTTTTATGACGGCGGAGAATATGACCCGAAATTGAAATATAAAGCATGGACGCATTTTGTTCCGGTGGCGGATGATTTTTCAGACATTCAAGAGAGATTTCGCTGGTGTGAAGTGAATCGGGAACATTGTGAGTTGATGATAAAGAATTGCAAGGCGTTGTTTCAGTATGCCTATTCTTACAAGAATGTAGAAAGATATACAGAAAGAGTGATTCATAAATTAGTTGAAAATTGTGATTTGAACTAATTCTATATTTTACCCTTTTGCTACGCGTGAAAGAACTACTGACTATTTACTAAATAACACACAATATCCAATAGTAAATGCATTAAATGGAAATTCTATATCCAATATTTTATCGGCGCTGTCATAATATTTTGTTTTATTTTCATTTCGTTGAGATACGACCAATAAATATTTTGATACAAACGATGATAACTCATGAATAGTACGGTTGAATTCATGATTATTTTGAATAATATCAGTTTTTGTAGAGTCGATTAACTTGTTTATACACTTATATATATATCATGAAAAATCGCGGATAAACACACAGAAAATATTATACGTAAAACATAAAATAATATAAAATAACTATAATTTATAATTTATATAGATGAAAAATATTTTAATCACGGGTGGTGCTGGATTTATTGGTTCTAACTTGTGTGAGAGATTATTACATGACGGACATAAAATAATTTGCGTAGATAATTTACTCACTGGAAATATAAAAAATGTGGAACATTTATTAAATAATCCCAACTTCACATTTATGAATCATGATATTATTAAACTATTAGACTTGAATGAAGATATTATTGTTGACGAAATTTATAATTTTGCCTGTCCTGCTTCTCCGCCGAAATATCAAAAGGACCCTGTTAATACATTGAAAGTTAATTTTTTAGGAGTATTAAATTTATTAGAATTATCCAGAGTAAAAAATGCAAAATTTTTACAATCATCTACTTCCGAAGTATACGGAGAACCCGAAATTACACCACAATCCGAAAATTATAGAGGTAATGTAAACACGGTTGGTATAAGAAGTTGTTATGATGAAGGAAAGAGAGTTGCAGAAACATTAGTCATGGATTATCATAATCAATATAAAGTTGACACACGAATTGTGCGAATTTTCAATACATATGGTCCAAAAATGGATAAAAATGATGGAAGAGTAATAAGCAACTTTATAAATCAAGCGTTGGATAATGAAGATATTACATTGTATGGCAATGGAGAACAAACGCGCAGTTTTTGCTACATTGACGATCAAGTCGACGGATTAATTAAACTCATGAATTCTGATTATGTTTATCCAGTAAATATTGGTAATCCGTATGAATTAAATGTAAAAGAACTGGCACATATTATATTAAACTTGACAAAATCCAACTCAAAAATAATATACAAAGATTTACCTTTGGACGACCCTACAAATAGAAAACCAGATATTACAAAAGCGAAAAATATACTTCATTGGGAACCAACTTATGATTTGGAAAAGGGACTTGTAAAAACAATAAAATATTTTAGAGAAATTTCTCACAAATAATAAGGATATAAATCATATGTATAAACCTCTGGATAAGTATAAGGATAAGGATAGTAGTAATAAGGAGGATACAAATATCCGTATCCATATCCATAACCACCAGTGCCGCCACCTCCACCTATCCATCTACCTCCGTGTCCGCCATGTCCCCAACCTCCTCTGCCATGTCCTCCACCATGACCGCCACCACCACCGCCACCACCACCACCACCACCACGACCACCACCTCCACGACCACCACCTCCACGACCACCACCTCCACCGCCCCCATGCCCTTCTTTAAGTGGTTTTTTTAATAACATTATAAAAAAGAATATAAAAAAGATGAAAAAAAACACGAAAAAAACGGGCTGACTTTTGCATGATTTCATAATTGTTATATTATATAATCATATTATTTATGTTGGAATAAAAAACAATTTAAAATATAAAATATAAAATATTATAAATAAATCATAAATATAATGTACTATTTTTTAGTATACGACGATAATAGCAAAAAATACAACGAACATTTTGAAAAATTATTGAATTCTGTTAAAACATATGGAAAAGAATTTGAAATTATTATTTTTAATAAAAATGAAATAGACGAAGATTTTGCAAGGAAAAATCATTCCATCTTATCTTTATCAAAAGGCGGCGGTTATTGGTTATGGAAACCATATATTATTCACAATTTGTTGTCGAAAATTCAGGAAAATGATATTGTTTTTTATCTTGATTCCAAGTATTATTTTATAGAACCCTTTAAAGATTTATACTATGACTATATGATAAACAATGATATATTGGTTTGGAAAAACAAACCCAACGAACCTAGTTATTTTTTGAAAAATTGGTGTAAAATGGAGGTTATTCAAAAATATGATATTTATAACAAGGTTTTTATTGACAATGCAAAAGACTGTTGGGCGGGAGCAATTGTCGTTAAAAATAATGAACGCAGTCAAAAATACATTAAAGAGTGGTTAGATATGGCGTGTATATATGAAAATATTACAGACTCTCCAAGCAGTATTCCAAATGACGAACAATTCATAGAACATCGCCACGATCAATCACTATTAAGTGTAGTTTTACTCAAAAATAATCTAAACACTTTATTCTTTGAAAAACGATATTTACAAAATGAAAGAATACCTTATTGATTGTGGTTGAGTCTCCATCAATATGTGTTCTCTATAAAAATTTTATTGTATAAAAAGACCAATTCTTCTAATTCGCCTATTTCATAAGATTTATATTTTTCAACTGGGATATCAATTATTAATTCGTATAATAATGTTATATGACAATTAATATCTACCGTAATAAAAACCTTGTCATTTTTTTTATACAAAGAACACGGTGCTTGAATATTATGTAAATCACTTGACATATTTAACAATGTGCTCTTATGATGTAGTACAGTTGTATTTGAAATAGTTTGCAACTTCAAGTTATTGTTATTATTGTTGTAGTAATACATAACGGGTTTAGATAAATATACAACTTTCCATGAAGCCGTGTCTAAAATAACCATGTGGGTATTGTAAAAAATCCCATTGTAATGAACTCGACTATGACACCCACCAATGTAGTAATTATCTTTTAAATGAATAAAATTGGACCCACCTCTTAAATATTTAGTATTTACATCAATAGGCATATCAATATTATTTTGGATAGTTACAATATCGCAATAGCCATGTGCGTTAAAATCGTATTTGATTACAATCAGTGGATCGAAATTATACACAAAATACAAGGTGTCGTCTTTTACCAAAGGGGCCCAGTTTTTTTCTACCCGGTTCATCATTTCACTGTTTCTCAACTTCAATAATACTGGATTATACGTTTCAAATCTTGTAATTGCAATTCCTCTATTCATAATTGGTTCATTTGATTCACATGTAAATATGACATAAACATGATTATTTAATATAACCATCCTAGGGTCTTCACCACCAATGTTATACGCACATTCAAATTCATATAATACATTTCCACTACAATCAGTTTTTTTGAAACATAATCCATTACTCTTTCCTTTGTTGACTCGTTCACAACTATATGTCATTCCATTCAAATAACACTGAGATTTAAACATTGAATAATTGACATTTACATCATCATGCGCAGTTGTAATATTTGAAATGTATTTAGTATGTATATCTTGACAATAACTATTTATAAAAGATTTAGGATTGTATTGTTCTTTTCTCATATCCTTATTCATTTCTGCTTCTTTCCCGTGATATAAATTCAAATATTCATAGGAGACCCCTTCATAAATTTGAATTGCATTGAAAATAGACAATACTCTTTCTGTATAACCACCTATACTTCCAAAATGTGTTTCATAAGGCGGTTCATTAGACCAAGGATATATTTCATTTACAAAGACTTCTAACCAACTACATAATTTTTCATATATTTTTACAGGATATATATTAGTTTGCAATAAACTAAGTGGTATATTTTTCAAGTCATTCTTGGTATATTTTTTACCGAAAAAAGTATTGTAACTATTCATGACAAAATCTAAATTTCTTTTATCTGCAAACATGAACATGTTCCATTCATTCTCGGGTGTGACAATATTCAATGTTGTATTCAATAAATAAATTGTATCTTTATCCAAATTATCATATTTAGTATAGTGTACTGTATCATACTGTGAAAATCCTATCATATTTTTATTTTTGTAAAGTTTATTCCAATATACATGAAGATAAACACTAGTTTCCATATATCCTCTTTTTTGTAAAAATGGATTATATATATCCAATTCATATTCCAATATCACTCGATTCACTTTATTCTTATCGTGTGTTTTATCATATATTTCATTTGTGCCGAAAAATGTAAAATAGTTGTTGTCTTCTCTCAAATCATAGTAATTATGATATACACAAAACATTTCCATTTTTACTTCTTTTTCTGCTTCTTCCATTTGAATATTTTATTTAATTTATGAATAAATAAAATATTAAGTATTTTATTTTTAAATAGATAAACGGTTTATTTATTTATTTGCATTTATGTTATAGTCCAAAATCAGCTTTTGTATTATTGAAATCTGTAAGAACTTGTGCCGCATTGAGAGTTGAATTAAATACTTTTATTAAACCCAATTGCCCTCTCATACCATATGAAGGTCCTACATATGCACCTATAAAAAAACTGGGATTACTTGTATCTATATTCGCAGTAGTAGTTATACCTGCACCTGACTGTGTTGTTGGAACACCGTTCTTATAAAAAATTATCCTACGGTTTGACTTGTCAAACGCATAAGTTAAATATTGCCAGGCGCCGACAGTAACAGTATTATTAGCAGATGAATTTGTCCCCCAAGTTATTGGGGCACCTCCACCTGCTTCAAGTAACATAATTAAATTTGAACTCAACCAACCATTCCAAGCAACTTTAAATCCACTTGTATTTGCACCTGCACCAACATTTGACAATATACCATTTATGTTATAACTAGTACTTCCATTATTATTAACAGGATATACCCACGCACTTATTGTAAAATTTGAACCAAAATCAAATGCACCATAAGTTATATAACTAGTAGTACTGGAATTCGGTCCATTAACGAAATTAAATACTTTTCTTGCACTTGCCGCGCCATTTCCATCAACCCAACCAACATCACTTGACTTTGTTCCTGTCATTGTACCATAATTACCTATATTTGTAACTACCGTTCCAGTTCCAGAATAAGAACTTGAATTATTAGGGTCATATAATAGTGTCTCAACAGGAACCGATGGATTACTTGGAGTTACAGTTATACTATTAGATGCACTACTGTTTCCTGCACTTTTTATTGCTTGCAATTGAATATTTATTGGAGTGTCATTAGTTAAACCAGGAATATATACAGGAGAATTTGTATCGGCTGGACTTAAAACATTCCATGTAGACCCTCCATCTGTGCTATATTGATAATTGGTAACCGTTCCCGTTCCTGCGGTAAAATAAACATACGCGGCATTATCACTAGGTAATCCATATATCAAACCAGGCGCGTCATTCCCAGGTGTACAGTTGACTGCATTAGATGCTGCGCCAGTTCCATTTACATTAATTGCATAAATCTTGACTGAATATGGGTCACCATTTACTAATGGTGACCTAGGTGGGATGGATTGTGTTGTAATTGTAATAGGTGAGGATGTATTAGATGGACTGATTGCAACTACACTTGTTCCACCATTAGTTGAATATGCATAGTTAGAAATAGCAGCTCCGCCAGTGTTAATAGGAGCTGTGAAATTGATAGTCAAAGAAGCATTGCTGGGGTCTATTGATGTTATAGTAGGTGCACTAGGAACGGTTGAAGGTGTTGCAATAACTGGAACAGAGTCTGCGCTATATCCATCACTATCGCCTGACTCTAATGTTACAGTGTACTGTGTGCCATTTGTTAATCCGTTGATAATAAAAGGACTTGTTATATTACCAAGTTCGGTATAAGTAGTTCCACCATCAATAGAGTATTGATATTTATCAATGGGTAAACCAGGATTATATGAAGCATCAGTAAAAGCAACCGTTAACGAACCATTCCCAGGAGTAATAGATGTTATTGTAGGTGCCTTAGGCTTGGTATGTGGCATTATATTATTAATTATCAAATCTTTACCGTCCCCGATTGCATTTACTGAATGTATTCTAGCTTGATAAACTACTCCCATTGTAAGACCATATAGTGTAATAGATAAATGTATTTTACCATTTACATCGGTATAACTTTCTGGTGTAAATTCATAAGGGATATCATATGGCGCGACACCTGGAAAAAGCTGAATTTCATGACCTTTAATTCCACTAAGAATAGGTGAACCATTATTATCACCATCATCAAATACTATGGTTACATCACCAACTCTTGCCATATTGTATAATATAGTAATATTATATTATTTTGTACCAAATGTCTCAATAATATATTATACTGATGGTGATGGGTTGACAGGAGGAGGAACAGCGCGTAAACGAGTTGGTGTTAGTGAGGGTCAGTATTGACGATTACATCAAATAATGTTGGTGGATCAGGAACTTCGGCTGTGGGTGCACGTGTATTTCCATATATTGCGCTGGGCGTAGTATTCGGCGCACCATTACCATTTGTAGCAACCGGCGTATGAGGGCACACTACATTACACGCTCCTGCGTTTATCATATTTACGGAACATTGTTTCTGTTTCAGGCGGATATAAGTGTCATAGTCCAACTGGGTTTTGGTGTTTTTTGTGTAAGGCGCTTTTCTAGCAATCGTATCATATTTTCCTCCCGAAGTAGGCGTGTTATTATTCTTAATCAAAGTATTGCAAAAAGTATTGCATTTGTAAATATTATTCTCATATTTTGCGCTATTATTAATATCCATTTCGCATTGGTTCGCTGCGCTAAGATTCTTTATGTACTGTTCTTGTGATTTGGTGTCGGAGAGATTCCCACTATTAAATATATTTTTCACAACAATGTTTGGTTGTGTGCCTCCGTGAATCCATTTGTATTTTCTCTCCAACATTCCATAGTTAGAGAGAACCGAGGGTTTTACATAATCTTTTTGTGTGGCTAGAACATTAACTTCGTTGACATTGTAAAAAATATTGCCGGTGGTATTGTAGGTTCCATCTTGTCCTCCGGATCCCCTGGGTTGAGTTCCTCTAAATGGTGTGCCTCTTTTTGAAAAATGCATAGTTTTTCCAACACCTCCTATATTACGATAAGGACCATTAACAGAGAACCCGGAATTATTTGCATAAGGTTCTCCGTTTCCCATAAATCCGGTTGCACCAAAAGGACCAGGTGTTACCCAATTACCACCAGGAGACTGTCCTGATACTTTGGACCCAAATTGGATGACTGATTTTCTCTTCATTGCCACAATTGACATTTCTTCTTCTTTTTTTAAAAATCTTACTATCTTATTATTATTTTATATTTTATTTTGTACTAACAAACAAAATATAAAGGGGTATATTGGATAATAAAATAAAATAAATGGTCATATATAATATAATAAACGCCGTATAAAATGAGTAAAACATTTCAGCATATTACTTTTCCCAACGGATTTCAATTAATATATGAAAAATCGTTTGTTGATCTTCCTATAACTTGTATGCATGTAGGGTGCGATATAGGGTCTGCTTATGAAAACGATAATAATCGCGGAGTTTCCCATTTTATAGAACATATGTGTTTCAAGCGAACCAAATATAAAAGTACCGAACAAATATCATTGGAAATTGAACGACATGGGGCCGAGGTTAGCGCATTTACTAACAAACGTACAACTCAATTAACTGTTACATGTGACAATAAATCTATTGATGATTTTATACAACTACTCTCCGATATTACATTAAATACTATTTTTACAAAAAAAGATTTTGATTGTGAATATGATGTTGTTATTCAAGAAGCACGTAAAAATAAAGATGATCTTGAAACAAATAATTATATTGTTGCAAATTCTCTTTTATACAAAGGGAGTTCTTATGAATATGATACTGATTTATTATCTTATCATAAAAACCGAAACCGTTTATCTCTTTATCAACTTGTAGAAATGTATAAAAAAATGTACGTTCCTAGCCGAATGGCATTGTCAATTGTAACTCCTTTGTCATTTGAACGAATACAAAAGTTCGTTCAAAAATCTTGGTTTGTAAAAACAACGCGAACAAATTCTGGATATTCCATTCCTCGTATAAAATATTCGTTAGAACAACAGACTAATATTCGTTATAAATTAACGTCCAAAAAAGGTGTTGAATCAAATGTCATTGATATGAGCTTTCGCATATGTGGATTCTCTTCTCATGATAAATATTGTCTGAATTTATTAGAAAATATTTTAGGAGACACATATAGTAGTCGTGTCTACACTATTATGCGAGAAAAAAACGGTCTCATTTATCATCCAAGTGTATCAATAACTCATTACGAATATTACGGTGATTTTAATTTATCACTTATGACAAAACCAGAATTTGTTATTCGTGTTTTGAAATTACTTGCTGGTATTTTACATGATTTGGTTATTCGTGGTGTTAGCGAAGATGAATTAGAAGTTGCCAAGGGGCGAAAACATGGTCGGATTGAATTAGAAAAAATAGATATAGAGAGACAAGTAGAAAACCATTTAGATGAGTGGCTATTAAATAATGGAGTTGTTTGTCCTACAAGTAAAGATGAATATGCCGAATTTTATAAACCGATACAGAAAAGGCAAATGGACGAAGTAATACGAAAATATATTTTTCGTGAAAATATATGTTTGTCTATTATGGGCGACAGACTTCCTGCATTAAAAACAGTTCAATCTATATTCGGTTAACCTTGTAAATTAGCAATAATAATTATTTATTGTATTTTATTGTATTTTTTGAATTTGAATTAAAAAGAAAATATAAGAGAGATAAAACAGAATAAATGATACAAATACAGAGAAATACATCAGCATTAGAAAAAGAAAATAAAGCCAACGTTAATAAATGCTGCATAGAATTTGCTAAACACAGTACTACATCTAAACACGCAATTATGATATCAATAGAGAGAAGCAGACTTTTTCCTGGTTTTTATTATGACACTGGAACATGGAAAATGGGATGTTACTGCGACGAGGATGATATACATACATTGAGGGATTTTCTCTCTTCGAACCAAAATCAAATTAGTTATGAAGTTGCAGTGAACCTGGCGACTTATATAGGACAACAAATGTTTTATTTGGAAAACATGGGTTATGGTATTTCGTGGTTCACTCTTGATAATATATTAGTGATTGAAGGAAATAAATTCATGTTCGTAGGTGTCGATGAATTATGTCGCCTGTCTTCTTCAAAAGCGGATATGATGACTATCAATACGCCTTTTTCTCTCCAACAACCGTTTTTGGACCCTGAAATGCACAAAATCAAATCATTGCCTGCTTTCATTGACTACCGTGCAGCTTATTACAGCTTAGGGTTAGTCATATTACATTGTTTGAATATTGAATACGATGTTTCGGTTTATAGTTCTGGTTCTGGTTCTGGTTCTTCTATTCTCTCTACTTCGGTAATTGGAAGTACATCACTTGAAAGTTTTTTAAAAAGATGCATGGAGAGAGAAGCAAACAAAAGAACATTATTAATTGTTTAGTATAGGGTTTGGGACCCAACAATCCCCAATCTCTCTCATATCCGTCATTCGAACATTTGTTACTGCGGTTGTTGCTGCAATTCCGCACTGAATGGGTCCATTAATTGTTTTATAAAAGGATTTAAAGAAATTGGGTCGACCAGGTTGAGAGAAAAATTCCAGCAAAAAATGCTGCGGACCCAGTTCTTTTTAATCATTTCATTGTTTGTCATTTCTTGCTGGAACATTTGGTCTATGATAGAAAAGGCGGATTTCAATACAAGTATTCCTTTGATTAGATTTTTCTTCAAGTTGAATAAGTAAATTAGTCTTTCTCTCTTGTTCTTATTCTCTAACTCTATTTCCAAGTCTCCTTTTTGATTTGTATTTATATTTGTGTTTGTTTGTGACTGTTGCATACTCCTATTGATGAATCGTATTTCATTTTTCACATTTTTGAGTGTGGTAATGGTCTTTTTCTTCTGGTCTTCTATCTTTTTTATAATAGAAAACACATTTGTATTATAAATCACCGGATATGTCATGCGAATTTGTCGCGGAATAAGAAACTGATTGGTCTCTTTGATTTCGGCAATTTTCTTTTCCACCTCAAACAACTTTGTCTTCATTTTTTCCTCCAATTCATTCTTGTCCTTTTCGATTTTCTTTTTGATTTCACTTCTCTCTTCTTCTGTTATATTATGTGCGAAGAGAGACTTTTCCAAAGTGGAATCATGAAATAATAAAACGGAACCGCTTGTAAACTCTACTGAGGATTGTAATTTGTCATACTGATGTGCCGATATTTTATGTGCTTCTGAGGCGGCGTCTAGTTTCAAATAATTTACCAGTGCCAATAAAAAAGCAATCAATGCATTGATAGAAGAGAGAAAGTATGCGCCCCAGTCAAAATCTTTGACAACTGCGGATAAAACGGTTGCTGCTGTTGAGAGAAGAATAGAAGGCATCATTAAAAAATTGAGGTTTTGTTCGCAGTAAAATTTCGCTTCCATATAAATCATTTTTTGTCCTTTGAGATAACTAGCCAATATATCCAAGGAGGATGAATGTTTGTGATTTGCGTCGAAATAGTATTTATTGACGGAATTTTCTACATCAAAATAATTGAGTTTTTTTTTTCTATTTGTGTTTGTGTTTGTGTTTCTGTTTACAACTTTTCTCTCTTTGTCGCTATTATTATCACTATTAATATCATACAATTGTATTCCGAATTCATTCATATCAAAATCTTCACTATCTTCGGTATCACTGAAATCACTACCACTTTCAAGAACATATGTATCACCAGTTAAATCGGTTTTCATCAAATCAAATACTTTTTTTAATAATCTTTTATTTTCCGTAGTTTCTGTGTTCGTATTGTTTATGACGTTATTTTCTACACTTGATGTATTTTCAATAAAAAGGTTTTCTTCATCCTCATCCATTTCCTATTCCTATTATATATTATTATTTTATATGACGAGAACCAAAATAATAAACGCAATCATTGAAAACATATAGGTGATTTTTTCTTTTATATATTTTTCATCCTCATCGTTATTTTCTAATTCATTCAATTCATTGTTATAAATAATATCAATAACATAAATGTCTTGTTTTGTTTCTTCTGGCTGTTCTTGGATTGGTTGTTTTTGGAGTTTTATTTCATGTTCGTTCATTTTTGTTTGATTTTTATTTTGTTGATATATATTCGATTTAAAATTATATATGGTTCGCGTATATTTACACACACACCCTGCGCCGCGCAAATATTTACTGCATTTTTTACAATTGATTTTCATGTCGATTGCATAGGTTGAATAGGGATTGTGAGTATGATTTCTTTTTTTTATCGGTATTTGATGACGAGGATCTTCTACATAATCTATATTTATGAATTGCCCCCAATCACATGGTGATGATGATTGAGATAATGTATGAAACTGTTGTAGTTGTTGCATTTAAATAATTGATAATATTTTTTATTAGTTGGATAATATATAACATTCATTTCAATTTTATTGAATATGACGCATAAAAAAAGGTTTTCATATAAAAGAAAAAGACGTATAGTAAATAAAAAAACAAGACATAGAAAAAGAAATGGAGGTATGCTTGGCAGAGTTGCAAGACTTGTCGGTCATACTGGTATGAAGTTACCTGTTTGTAAATATAACAATATAGTCGAGAGTGACAATAACACAGATGAACTGTTGGAAAAATTAAAAAATGAGTTTGGAGAAGATTATTCAAATTATTATACAACACATTGTGACAACTTGTATAAATTAATTGACTGGTGGATAAAATATAAACAATCTATTATAAATGGTTTCAAGGCTAGTTGGGGTGATCGACAAAAAGAACCCGCGTCTCTTTATTATCTTGCACTATTTGCCGAACATTTTATAAATAATCCAGACGATGATGTTCCAGATCCAGATGACCCAGATAATTTAGTTACTCTTTTAGCAGTTCTCAATAAAGCATACATACAAAATGACATGATTGCAAAGGCATCATTTTCTGGTACTGTATAGAACGGCGTTGTGTCACCGTGAATCCCCACGGTGTAGAGGAAGTGAATCTCGTCCAGTTCTGCCAGCTGCCAGCTATATAGAGTTATAGTGAAGACATGGATGATCGTTTTAATATATTTCGCCATGATTGTATTCTTTGATGTGCTACTGTTTCCAGTTGTCGCGATTCTCTGATGGAATATTCTGTTATTAAGAGACCATTATCATTATGCCGAAAAACACGACTGTCAAATATTTTTACTGCATTTTCAAATGTGGTTTCTATCGATATATTTGTATTTGTTTCTGGTTTTTGCTGATGTTGCTGTGTATACATGTGATAAATCATACAACGATCAAAATCATATGCGGTAAGTAAATCGGCTTCTCTGACAACATGATAAGCCAATTGTTTCTCTGCGGTTTCTAGTCGCGGAAATCCTTGTTTCATCACTTTGGAATAAGACATGGTAGAGATTATTTTTTTGGTTGTTTCTATTTCGTCTGCGGTGATTGATTCCTTCAAAAAATCTTCAATATTTTTGATACCTTCTTCTTCATTCATATATTTTTTATCGCACATGTCGTGAATAATTGCAGAGACATAAATAACCCGTTCTTGTTTTTTTAGAGAAGGGTGTTTTATCAGTTCGCTATGATATATATTGTCGGCATAATGCAGAATATTCATAGAATGACTTAGCCCATGAGATTCATCTATTCTATATTTAGAACAAGTTACTATTACAAATTGGATAAGTCTTGATAATAAGCTCATACTTTGATTTGTTATGTTGGGTTGGATTGGGTTGAGTTGTGTTGGGTTAATTTTTTCTTTATTTTGATTCTTTAAATCAATTTTTAATTTATATATTTTTTAATTTAAAGAATCTTCTCTCCTTTTTGTAGGATATGGGTTATACTATCGAAATTTCCTTTTCCATGGTGAAACATCCCAATACGACAGAACTTCGAAAATACATTGGTTCTCTCGCACTTGATTATAACTGTGAAGAATACTATTATCATTATGAAATGGAGGGAGGTTCAAAAATACCGCGAAACCATTGTATTATTGTTGTTAGTTTCAATGATGAAACCCTTGCTGACTGTTCGGCGTTTATAAAAGTGATTCGAAAAATACCTGATGTTTATTTAGAGTGTATTTATGAGGATAATATACAATGTAAATTGATTTATGCTTCGCGATATTATTTGACGTGTATTGATAAGGATAAAGTCATTGTATATAATCAATTCAAGAGAGAAAGAAGTCATTCTGACAATGAAAAAATGATATTGTCGTTTACTGGTGGTGGTGGGAATACTGAATCAAGGAATGGAATCGGGGGAAATTTGATTTAGACGGAACCTCATTGTTTCTGGTTTTTCTGTTTTTGGAATACTAATAGAACGCGATTTTTGTGTTTTTGATTTAGATTTTGACTTGTGTCTTCTTGATTTATGTGATTTTGACTTGTGTGTTCTTGATGTTATAGATGGAGTAGTGCTTGTGGTACTTGTGGTATTTGTGGATGGCAAATAATCATCATACATTGTTTGAGATTGAGACGATGACTTAGTTGATTTATTGTGATTATGACGATGATTATCATGATGTTGACATTGACAACATTGACAACTTCGTTTCATTTGTGGTCCAGCAAAATCATATGTTAATCTCTCTTCTAATGGTCTATTTACTAGTGGAAACTGTAAAAGTTCTTCTAAGTCTTTATTATCTAACTTTGCGTATATGTGTTTTCTTTTTCCATTTCTAGAAAGATTCATCATTATATCAGCTTGGTTTCCATCATAATTCAAGTTCCAGTCTATTATTTTTTCTTTTCTTCTATGATTTCTTATATATTTTTCAGTCATGGCACCATGACTTTCAAAATAGTTCATTTTATTATATACGGCTATAATAAAATGCTTAATTTAGATGATTTTTCAGAAGAAAATCCTACAATGCGTTCTCAATCTGTCGATGGAGTTAAATATTTAGTTCCACCAATACATCCATTAGACGTTCAAGAAACTCAGATTGAAAATATTTCTATTGAAGTGGTTGAAGATACCCATGATCCTACTACTCCTGTTGAAAATATTTCTATTGGAACTACATCTCCCGTTAAAAGTATCGCAAAATCTATTTTAAAAAAAAATAAACCAAAAAGTTTTATAGGTTTTCAACAGGTTCATCAACCTGTATATTCTAATTTCAAATTTAATTTAAATAGTACAAAAAAGAAGAGTGGTATATTTTCTACCATGAATATTATTTCAAGATAAAATGCAACATGAATTGTTATTGAAATGAAACAATTCACTGTATTCTTGTGTGTTGGGTTGTTGTGTTTTTTGTCTTGGTGAGTCGTTTAATGAAAGTGAAAGTGTATTAGCGCACAACGGCTCGTTTATTTCTCTCCACTCCTTCTTCATCAATTCTTTGAAATCAACAAAATCCATGTCTGAATCAGGCTCATATTGTTGTATTCCTCCGCTAGCATCAATATAATCAAAATAATCATAATGTTTCAAATTATCTTCATCATACATGTAGCACTGGATAGTTATACATGTTTGTAAATTATGTATATTATGTAACTTGTGCGTTTGATTGAGAGTAGGACTAATCCATGTAATATCTCCTTCTGAAAAGTTGGCACTTCCAAATGGCTTCACTCCACCATTGTCATCTTTTTCTCCACATAAAAAAGGATACAGAGATACATTTATTTGTCCGTGTAAAACACGAATGACCGCCTCTGCGCCAGCGTGACTATGAATAGGTGAGTAATGATTAGGCGGCCAAATTTCCATTACATAAGGAATCCCGGGCGATTCTCCGTTGTTTTGTCCCAATGTGATTCGCAAATAAGTTTCATTGACATCCGGCTTGTCCTTATTGAACTCTGTCGCCTTTTTTTTCAGTTTCTCGTGACACCAAAGTCCAGGGGTTCGAATACTGTTTTCAATAGCCTGAGAGAAGTATGGAAAATCCGCGTCATCTAATATGAATTTTTTTCCCGCAACACAATTGTATATTTTTTGTGATGTAAGTGACAGGTTGGAAGAAGGCATGACTATTTTTTGTGCGGCAATATCCATGGTTAATTCATCCTTGTCTAACACATACAAGGGTATCTTGTGGGTAATGGGATCTTTCAAAAGTTGAATAGTGTTCGTCTCGTCACTAACTACCGTTTCAATATTTTCTAAAAAAGTCTTGTTACTTTTTCTCTCTTTTTCACCTTCTTCATCGTGTTTGAAAGAAAACGCATACTTGTAAATAACAGTTTCAATTCTGGCTTCTCCAACGCCGGCATAAAAAATTTGATTTTGTGCGTCTAAACTAAACCAGTAATATGCACCAGGTAAATCAACGAGTCCTGTGTTGTTACTTGGATCCTCATATTTCTCTCCGCTGCTTTTGCGAGTAACCAGGACAGATTTTTCGGAGAAGGTAACTAATAAACTATCATTTTCTATTTTATTACAGAGTTCTAATGTAACTGCACGTGTATTTGTATTTGCGTTTGATGATGAAGTAAAAACATAAACTCCCTGTCCTTTTATGATAAAAGTACCTTTTTCCATTTATGTTTATTCGTCGTTCAGTTTCTTTTATTTTATATTATAAAGATATTATACTTGGATAAAACCAAAGTAATTGAAACTATGAATATAAAAAAACAAAAAATGAATGGAGTCGTTACTAAAAAACACAATAAACATTTATTTCCAACATTCAATGTTCTCATAGCAACCATAGGTAGACCAACATTGCAGAATATGTTGAATTCATTGTGTTCGCAACTATGTTGTGATGATTGTCTAACAGTTGTCTTTGACGGACATACTGAACTACCTACACAGTTTGATTTTTCCAAATTTAAATGTGAAATAAAATTACATTATGAAGCAGTTGCATTGAAATATTGGGGACATGGTATAAGAAACAAATATGCATCATTATTGGAAAAAAGAGATTTTGTAATGCATGCGGATGATGATGATGAGTACATTAGTAACGCATTTTCAATTATAAGACATGAAATCGGTGACTTCAACACATTATATATATGTAAGTTCTGTGACGTGCATAATAATATTATTCCAAGAGTAAACATTATTAAAAAGTATAATATTGGCACACCAAGTGGTATAATACCGTATGAATTGAATAAATTGGGTAAATGGCAATATAGATATGGTGGTGACGGTGTATTTTATGAAGAAATTGCCAAAAAAGCAAGTAATATAGTTTTTTTGAATAAAGTAATTTATACAGTAAATAAAATTAAAAAAGCACAAGCACAAGCACAAGAACAAGAACAAGCACAACCTACGAATAACATACAAATCATGAAACTAACAAATAGTCTAAAATACACACACATATTCAAGAAAATGTTTTTAATAAAATGACTACATCTACAACACTAATTATGATTCATCAATTTTATCATAGCTTTGTTGTATGCAGTGCTTAGTTTATCATTTTGTTCCAACATGTCTTGATTCTTTTTTCTCCAATCACACAAATCTGTTACTAATTTGACATAAACTTGGTTTACAAATAATTCATATTTTTTTTTATCCAATAGCGACCACCCTTCTTTTATTTCACTTGTTGCATCTGCGTTTGTTGTAAAATAATAAAAGTTGGATTTGTGTTGATAAATTGGAGGTGGGACATTTTTTGCGGAGGAGTAATTATCGTCCAATA